CCCATAATCTAGATGAGGATTGGGCATAATTACCTATACTGATTATATGTGTTGCCCCAACGTCCTTGAGGTTTTATAGGAGTGTCCGTATACATTCCTGTCCTAGGGTCAATATGTGCTTTTAATTTGTCCTGAAGGGCTTGTTCCTCATCACTCATTCCTTCACCAAATCCTATTGATATTAAGGGTAAAGGATTCACAGTGTTGTCACGTGGTCTATAAATATGCTGTGCATGAAATGGTCTTTCTGGTGTCTTATCAACCAATTCCTCTCCGTAAGTCATATCCGTTAAAGGTGATTCATACATTCCACCAAAAGGATCAACGGGTGGAGAATATGGCGCTAGCTGTCTTTCGTCAGGATATTCATAATCTTCCGGGAAAAAAGGAAAAGAAGGTTTTTCTTTTATTTTTGGTTCACCATATAAATCATTGGAAGTGTCTTCCCACAGTTCACCTGTGGTGTAGTAGTCATCCTTATTGGCTATATCGTCTTCAATAGACCCTCCCCCTAAATCAGCCGTAATATCCATATCTGGAATTGGTCCACCTGCTGCTCCTGTAGTTTGACCTGGACCTGCATATTCAGATCCTTCTCCATATCCAAGAAGATCTCTCATAATCTTCACACCAGGAACATATTTTCCTGTTCTTCCTTGTCCTTTATAGACGTCTCCAGTATATCTAGAACCTTCGCCTACGCCAGTATATTTACCTGGTGCATAGTCTTCAAATCCTGTTACCGCAGCAAGTCTATCTGAAGTTTGTTTGTTTCTCCAAGCTGTTTCAGCTATATCTCTGTATTCCTGTGCCTTTTCATTGTCCTGTGCCATAGAGGCAAGATTTATATATTTATCGTAAAAGGCTTGATCTGAATCTTCATATCCTGGATCGCCTTTTTTTAATCCAGCGCCAGTCATCATGGCTCTTTTATCTTTTTCCCATTCTTTGTGACCTGCAACTCTTCCTAATTCATCTTGATAAGATTGGTGTAATCGTGAGCCACGCATAGCACCGGAAACTAAATCTCCTACTCCTTTCATCATCCGCGCGATAGGGGGAACAAATTTACTGCCTCTTGCTTTGACAGTATCCCAAATTCCTCCTCCCACTTGAGGACGCGCCGCAAAGCGATTTTTACCAATTTGAGCTCGTGTTGGAACTGGCCCTCCTGCTGGCCCAAAACTTCTTCCTGTTCTTCGACCTAATCGTTGTTGAGCTCTGCTAGGGCCACGAGGTCTTGAGATACCTGTTCCTCTGTACGCTGTATCATCAGTCATACGCTGTCTAGCTTTATTCCAATCTATTGCCATTTTAACATTCTCCTGTTGCTCAGCCCTATACGCCTGGTATAATTACGGCTTTAAGCACAATCAATACAACAATTGCTACTATGCCGGCCTTTATCCAGTCACGCATTCCCCAATCATTCCATTCCTTCAAGTGTGCCCAAATATCTTTCAGTAATTTCATATTTACCTCCTGTATTTAGTGAATCGTAGGCTTCTCATGTTGATCAACCTGTAAATAAATTTCGTCGACCATTATAAACGAATCCAGCATAACTTCAAACACTTTCTGTGCCTCTTTGGCCCCAAGTGCGTGTATGTACAGATTTCGCGTAACAGCCATTAAACCAGCTGCAACAATAAGTTGATCTTCTGGTTTTCCTTTAATCTCTTCTACTACTAGCTTTTCAGCTTTTTGCATAACTTCGGTTATCTTACTTAGTTTTTGATTTTCCATTTGCTTTCCTAGACGCAGATCTCTCCCTCATTCCGGCTATTTTTTCATTGCTTCTGTTTTTAGCGGCATCTCGTAATGACGCCACATCTTCCTTTATTTCAGCGGTCGTGTCTTTTTGACCTTCTTTCATAAGACCAAAAGATTCTTTAACTATGCCTAATTCATTCGTACTCTGCATCTTTTCTCTTTCCAAGTCAAGCTTTTCTGCATCAACGGCTGTTTCCATAAGCATCTTGGTTTGATCATGCTCTCCTTTTTGTTGCAGTTCAGCAGCTTTAAGATCAATTTCTTGTTGTTTAAGTTTAATCAGTGGATCCTTATCTTCTAATCCGCTTCGTTGTTGTTCTTCAGCAGCCATGTTTTTAATCAATTTCGCTTCCAAATCAGAAATTGCAGATTCTTTTTGAGTCACAAACTGCTGTTGCATTTGCTGTATTTGTTGTTGAATCTGTGGATTCTGCGCTGCTTGCTGTTGCATTTGTTGAATCTGTTGTTGTAATTGCTGGGTTTGCTGTTGCATTTGCTGTTCAACCTGTTCCGCTGCCATAATTGCAATATGCTGCAATATATGCGCTTCCATCATTGCGTAAACCTGTACATTAATTTGAACCGGTCTTGTAAACATGAATTCAGCGTGCGCCTCTATGTGCGCCTTGTGGTTTTGTTGTGGAAATGCTTTTGGATCTGTTCCACGCATTGCCTCTGAATTTTCAGTGGCAGGGCTTTTGGGTGGTGGATTTCCTGGATCCGGTTTTAGTAACGCGTCAATGTTATCAACATCCAACGCTTGGTAAACTCTTCTGTATGCTTCACGTAAATTATGTAACGCTGGGTTAGCCGTCGCCATTTGCAACTGCTGCTGTGCCAGCATGACACGCTGTGACATGGAGAATATGTTTGGATTGGATACGGGTAAAATGTCAACACGGTCATCAAAATCCGCTTGCTTAATCATTCTGTTTCCACCCTTAACCATGTATGGATATTCTGGCGGAAGGAACATTTTAATACAACGCGCAAGTAAATTAAATTCAACACCTTGCGCATAATGCAATCTTTTATGGATTGCGCTCATAACTTTTGTTCCACGCTCTAATAGCGCTAGTGTAGTACCAACTGGGTTCTGTTCATTTCCTTCACCCATCTTCATGTCCGCAATCGCCGCGAATGACTTGCCCGCGTCAACACAGAATCCCAATAAGGCAAACAGAACCTGTGATGGTTCCTTGTATGGAAGTGGCAACAGTGATTCCCTAATTGACGTTCCTGTTACGTCAACATCCCTAAATTCACCCGGTTGCAACGGTTCGTCATGGTCACGTATGCGCATGCCACGTGCCTTGAAACCTGCTGGAAGATTGGCAAGAGTACCTGCATCAATTAACTGCCGCAAAACACTTGTTGCAGTTCTTGACAATCCGCCAAGCATGTGTATTAGGCCAAATCCATAGAAGCCTAATCCTGGGAGGAACTTGTAGTGTGTAAAATAGTCTACGCGGTTTCTTAACTGGTCCTGTTGGTTCCAGTTTCTTTTTATTGAAAGTATTTTTGTTGAGTATTGATCAATTGTTATAACGTAAGGAAGCTTAATTCCACTTTGGTCCTCGAACCCCGGAACATCCGCGTCCACATGCATTTCCAACAATACGTGTTCATCATCCTCGGATGACAGATTATCACTTACACCGTGCAATTCATCAATTTTCTCTTTTACATCAGAAGTAGAAACTGTACCTGATGTAATAGGTATATCACGGTAAAATCCGCTTACTTGCTGCTTTCTGAGCGCGTTGGAATCAACTTTTGTTGCATGTGTAATTCTTACAGCATCTTCCAAAGATGATGCCATGTAATTAACAACGCAGTCTTCACTTGAAACAAATTTTGAAACTGGACGACCCAATACAGAGTCATGGTATGTTTTTTTGAACGCTGAGCCGGATAAAGGCAAATAAAACAGTAATTGGTCCATGTCCGGGTCATATTCTTTCATAACGTTCGTAATTTGATAATTCATGAAATCCTTTACGCGTTTTGCCTGTTCTTCCACTTGAGGCGTAATTTCACCAACTATTTCCGTATTAACGGGTCCTGCTGGCGGTAAAAGCTCCTTATACGCCTGTGCCTGAAACTGTGTTGCCGATTCCGCCAATAGGGGATGAATAACGCCGCTTGCCCCTTCAAAAGGCTGTGTGCGGTCGTCATACTTAAATCCAAGCATGTCCAATCCTTTGGTATATGTTTCTTCCCAATCTTTTCTTGATTGCTTGTCCGATTCATATGATCCAATCAATTTATCCGATAATTTTTGAAGATCACCTTCTTCAAGATATTCAGCAAGGTTTGCGTCAAACGGAATCTGTGACTGGTCGACTGGCGCGTTTGGATCCGTGTTTATTTCAGCTCCGCCATCCGGTAATTCAGTAATTTCAACATTAGGATCAAGGTTAACTTGTTTATTCGGTAATTGAACCTCCGTTCCACCGCCAGAAATCTCCAATCCATCATTGAGCGCTTCAATTGCCTTTTCTATTGCACCGGAAGCAGGCATTCTTGATTTAATAGCCATTTTACTTCTTTACCATTTTTTTATTAACAATGCCACCTTTTTTATATACTGGAATTGTAGACTCACCAGGAATGCGCTGTCCTGTATTTATATCACGCATTTCAATTAAAGGGATCTTCTCCCACGTATATCCGTTCCCGTCAACTATTGTTGTGTCTTTAAACTTAAATCCACTCTTCTTGGCAATTCTTTTCATCGCACTTACTCCTATTTCATCGTACCACTTATCCCCGCCTTTGGGAATGTTGCCATGCGCCTTTTTCATCTTTCCAGTGGATAATCCTATTCCATCATACCCCTTATCAGATGCCATCTTCATTAATCCCTGTAAAATCACTTTTGCGTAGTTCTCTGACTTCTTGAATGGAGCGTCTGGATGAACTTTACCACTTTTACCTGTTAATTCTTCTTGCTTTTGCACTTTTTTCTCTAATTTCTTTATATCTTTCGCCAATTTCTTCAATGCCGTCTCAATATTCTTTAATTCAGCCACATTTTCCGGTGATTCACGTTCAACGCGTGATAATTGTAAAATATTATCTTTTCTAAGCCTTGTTGACTCCAAAGTTTGCTCTTTTTTAGCTAATTGCGCAGCAAAATCGCCCATTTCAGCCAAAACATCACCCTTATCTAGCCTTGGAGCGTATTTATAGCCTTTTTGCGCCACTTGTTGGTGTAAATCGGACTGTATTTCCTCCATGAGCAGGATCTTCCTGCCACTTTCATCAATTCTTTCACTAAAGCGTCCCCATCCAAAGGGTGAGTTTCCCGTATTTCCCTTGAAAACCTCTCCGGAAAAGTGTCCTGCCTTGTATGTTCCTTCCTGCGCCCTTACGGCACCTGTATCAAAGTTAAAATAGAACTTTAATTCGCCGTATCCTGAACCGCCAGGAATGAACTGTGTTCCTTCGTGCGCTGGAGTTCTTTTGCTTTTAAAAAAGAATCCCCTTCCCTCGCTCATGTCACCCAAGCGGTATAGCATTTTCTTTGTCCAGAAAGGAATTGGAACATCGCCTGTCATTATCTGCCGATCAAAAATATTTAACGCCTGATAGAGACGATTGAACGCTTCCTCTTCCGGAATGTTTTTAGCCGCTGCCAATTGTGTTACATCTTCCGCCGGAACGAGATTCTTTAAAACATTAAAATGATCACGTTTTACAATGTCATTTGTTCCGTGGTATATTCTTGGAAAAGCGCTTTCCCACATTTCCTTGAAATACTGTCCCTTGTGAAGTTCAACCTGTTGTCCACCATAACCTTCTTTCAGCAAAGGAACCATGTCCGCATCCTCGCCAGTTCCAACAGCCTTGTTCGTTCCTCGCATTGTATTAATGATATTTTCACGGATCTTCATTCCCGTTGCGTCCTGCGGTGGCTGGTGCAACGCCGTCAGCAGCCTTGGATCATTGGATAACACCTTCAGGTTTTCCAGCTCCGGACGGTGTCCCCTGGATTCACGAACCGCTGTAAGCATTTTCGTAATGTCATTCGCGCCGCGTGATACGGGTTCCGCCATCGCTATGTCCATGTCAATCTTCGGCATCTCCCTGTTGTATGTTTCAAGGAGCTCGGTTTTCGATAATTTTCTTTTTGGATCCGCTTTCGCGATATTCGTCAGCAACGCCTCAAGACCAAATTCGTCAAGCTCCGTTGCGGAAACTCCAGGCTTGTTCTTTATTGTACCAAGCCATTGTTGCGCACCCATGTTTACTTCCGGCATGTCCTCAATCGCGTTCACTGTTGATAGAAACATCGCTGGTTTATCTTCTACTGCTTGTGATACAGCGACCTCGCCTGCAGTCGAAGGTTTAGTTAATGTTGGTTTTTTAATATCACCAACCCGGGCCACGGCCTTCGGTACTTTAGATAGTTTACCAAATAAACTTGCAAATCCGCCGACACCAAATTTTTGTCTTTGAATGCTTTCTTCTGGATCTAATAATGGAATTCCGTCTGGCATGGGTCCTCTGTTTGGTGGTATTGTATCAGTTAAGTCTGAATTAATCAAGCCACCATCTTTTCTTTTTGTTCCTTGTTTAATTTGCGTTATTAAATTTGGTAATCCAGGTATTTTATCAATAGACTGTCCGTATGTCACAAGCTTCTCTGTAACAGGATTATAAAAAACTGTTTGAGCATCAAGTTTAGTCAACTCATCAATAGATTTTTTGATTTCTGTATCCAAAGACTTTAATACCACTTTAGAATTATCACCTAGTGGAATTTTTTCCCCACTCCATCCGTTACCTGTTTGTATCTTTTTATTAACATCGAAATCATACCCTAAAAGGTTATATTTTTTAAGTAAACTTGAAATAAGTCTGTTCTCAACTGCTCTTTGCTTATTATTTAAGTTTAATGTTAAAAAATATTTTGGTTGTTGCAGCTCATCCAAAAATTCATCCGGAATCATGGACATCTTACTTCGGATTATTTTATGATCAACAGGATTAATTAAACGTCCAAATCCCAAACCATGCGCCTGGACAAGCTTAGTACGCCTGCCATCTAATTTTATATCCGCGGCCTCGTCTATGATTTTTGATGTCTTAACCGTTAATCCCTCTAAATGCTTAATGGGAGTGGAATCAGGTCCTGCCCTAAAATCTAATTTTTTCTGTAACTCTGGATTGATTGGTTTTTTCCCTTTCGTTAAAAGAGGATTATATTCTCCTTTAGTCTGTGTTGTTCTTCTTCCAAGCTCACTTGATAAATCATTTTTTTTTCTCCAATTTTTTAAAGGACCATGATCTATTATTCCTTTTCCACCTGAAGTAGTGAATATATTCTTATATTTAGGAAACACGTTGACCAATTTTTCGTTGGATATGTATCTATGATCATTTTCAGTTAAATATTTTTCAAGCGCTGTTGCAGCATCCTGATTCTTATCTATATTACCTTGTAATTTTTGTCCGGTGGCGTACTGTTTTTTCTGGATGGCTGATATATCCGCCTTTAATCCTTTTGAAGACAAGAATTGATTAAGATGGTCCTTGAAAAAACCCTCCTGGATTCCTTTATCCCTGAATATTTTAAATCCTGGCATTTTCGCTATTTCAGCAGAACTTACCTTTTCTATTCCAGGAATTGTTTCAAAAAAATTATAAAGTGGTTCTTTAAGTTTTTTTATTTCTTGCTTAGGGGAAAGAATATCAAGTTCTCTTCTATATTTAGCGATATGGTCTGGACTAAACTCATGACCAGTTTGCTTAAGTAATATTTTAGATATTTCCGGGCTTGTTAATGGCTTGATAGTGTTGGGATCTTGCTGTGATAAAAGTGATTTAAGAGTTACATTACCCAGAGGCCGAGATGTCTTTACAAATTGTCCTATTTTGCCAAGGGACGCGATTCCAGCTAAAGCCATTACTGCAGTCCTGCAGTAAAGTCCTTAAAGTCTAATGCTCCTATACCTTGATTCATTTTATTAGAAGGTGGTGGACCTGCAAACATATTTTTAACCTTGGAAACTCCTGTGCTAAAAGGACGCGTAGCTGCGTAAGCCTTCCCCGCCATTGTTGGAGCATTTATAATTCCTCTAATGTTTCCAGCTGCAATTGATGTGGGTAATCCAAGAAAAGTAGATGCAATGTTAGTTGCTGGATCATCCCCACCAATCATTCCTTGATATAGGCCCATTGGATCTTCGGCAGTTCCTATGTAACCCTTATCCTGTAATGTTCCTAGACCAGGAATATCTTCGTATGAGAATAATGATTTATTAATTAGTGTTCCTGCACCCTCATCATCAAGCTTTATGATTCCTAAATTCGGCAATGATAAATCTCCGAACCTGGTCCACGCAGCGTTGACAGCTTTTGGCTCTTCTTTAAAATTTTTAACATAGAAATAATCATCATCTTCATACCAATCATTCTCATCTAGATAATGCTTACTCATTTCATTCTTTAAAGCCATCATGGCATCATAAACTTCTTTATTTCCTTTATATTTATTTTCCAAGTCCTTCAAACTTGTAACATCCAACCCTAAGAATTGATTAGCCGCATCTAAAAGTTTATCGCCTGTCAAAACATGCATATCACGGTACTTTTCCAAATATGGGACAAGCATTTCCTCGTGGTCCTGTATTTTTGAAATTTTTTTGAAATCTTTCCCTTTTACATCAGTTGTCATCATGTTCTTAGCGAAAGAAGCACCTGGAAGCCAAGAATATTTCATTGACTGTCCAACATCCCCCCACGTAAGATCTTTATCAGTTAATACTGTAGGATCAACTGGTAACATTCGTCGTGCCATTGGGATAAGTTCCCCAAACCATTCCGCAACCATCTTGGGCTGGTTTGCGATGACCTTGCCCCATTCAGCTTCGGATGCAACCATCTTTGCCGTTTCCTTTATTGTAGGTGGAAAATTATATTGATCCGCCAAGGCTTCAATACCTGGAGTATACCATCTTTCTTCAGCTGGGTTTGATAAAGTTTCAGCTGAATTGTCAAACGCGCTTTCTGTGGAATATTCTGTTGAAGGTTTTACTTCAACACTTCCAGATGCTGCGTCAACATCATACCCACGCATTTTTAATGCTTTTTCTGATGCCAATGCCATTAGTAGTATTTCCTCCTATTATCCCTAATGCGCTCTTCGTCAGCAAAGTCATCCTTCAGTTCCACGTAGTATCCTTGCCGATAGCGCATTAATGCCTGTGTTGTGCTATCAACGTAATCGTCATGGTCCCCAAAGGGAAATGCTGCACACTCCTCGATAACTTCTTCTGCCCAACGTCTGTCTATTGGAGCATAAACCGCTCCTGATTCGAATATAGGTGCGACACTGTTTACCCTTGAATGTTTATCATTTCCCTTCGACGGTGTAAAGTTAATTACGGGGACCCCCGCCTTTTGGAGCTCGTGAGTCAATGGAAGGCCACTCGCCTTCGCTTCCACAAGCACCATTTCCGGCTCCCAGTACTTATATTCCTCTTGCGCCTTGACTTTTAGTTCAGGAAAATTCCATCTTCCCCTCTTAGCGTCAAGAAGAATAATGCATGGCTTTCCACCCTCATCCGGCTGGAATACACCCCATGTTGTTATTGCTGAATAGTCAGCTGTCTCTTTTGAACTGAATGCAGTGTCATAAGACTGTATAACATACTGCAAATCAGGAATCTTGTCACTATCCCATTTTTTCCACCACTCACGCTTTATAAGCGCACCCTCCTCGGAGGTAGGTGCCTGCATCCACTGCGCGTTCCATTTGGTGACGGGAATGGACGCCTTGACACGCATGAGACCGTCCAGGTCCCAAAAATTTCCCCACATGGGCTTGTCCTTGATGATGGCAGGAAACTCAACAACTTCCCAGTCATCCGTCATTTCATTCTTGCCTTGGGCCTCGAGCAACTTGCCAGTGAGGTCTTTTACAGACCATCTGGTCATAACCAGTACTATAGCTCCACCCGGTTGAAGACGCTGACGAGGACCAGAAGTATACCATTCATAATGAGACTCAAGCACAGTAGGGCTAAGAGCGTCCTGTTCGGAGTGAGGGTCGTCAATAATGAGAAGATCAGCACCCCTACCAGTAATAGCGCCACCAACACCAGCAGCAAAATACTCGCCTCCATGATTAGACTCCCAACGGCCTGCCGCCTTGGAGTCCGCTGCCAGTCCGACGCCTGGAAAAACTTTTTCATATTCCGTTGATTCTATCATGTTCTTCGCCTTGCGTCCAAACCTAATTGCAAGTTCACCCGTGTGTGTTGTCTGAATGAGCTTGGCCTTTGGATGGCGGCCCATGAAGAACGCCGGAAAGAGGTGTGACGCAAACTCTGATTTCGTGTGCCTTGGTGGCATGTTGACAATAAGCCTTTTAAGCTCACCATTGGCAATGCGATTTAGCTTTTCAGCGTAGATCTTGTGATGCTTTCCTTCTATGAATTCCGGCCAAACAGTCTTGACAAAAGCAAGAAAATCACCTTGCGCTTTTTCACGCTTTTCTTCCAAGGCGTTCTTGAGAATCAACTTCAGCGTATTCGTATCTAAGGATTCTAATTTAGAAACATTTTCCATTTTTTAAAAATTTTTTTGAGGTTGGTATTATAA